GTTGTACCTGTAACTGATTGAACATTAGAACCTGCACCACTATCAACAATTTCTTGCATACTGAACAAGAGTTGATTTGCATTATTATCTAGATCTATTTCTGTAAGAACACTACCATCAACAAAATCTACTTTCTTAGAACCGACATTAGTATCTCTTTGAAACTTGATAGCAACACCATTACCAGGTTCATTACCACTGGTAAAGGTTATTTGTGTTGCACTAGTAAATGTATAGTGAGTGGTTATGGTTTTTAAGACACCACCGACCGTAACATCAACTTCAGCTTCTGATAGGTAGGAGAAGGAGATACTGAA